GTAATGTTCTGACACATAACGTGTCGTCTCTTACCTTCCCAGATGCTTATAGGCGTAGAATTGATATCTGTGCTAAAGTGACTAATAAGAAGGAATATCAGAAGGCCGGTTTTTCAGCCGCTACCAATACTGTTACTTCACGGCTGGATACTTCCAAGTGTGATGGACCTGTTGACACCAACTGTTATGAAATGATCATGTATGATGCCGAAACTATGCAACCTTGTTGCGATGATGAAGGCAAACCTATGATTATGGATTATGAGACTTTCCTTGTGGCTTGTATATTAAAATGTAAGCGCAAGATGAAGAACTCTCGCGGCATCAATGACGCTCTAACTACTCGCGTAGATCGGGAGCGGTTCGAGACCCTAAAGGCGTCTTTCCAGGTGGATCACGCTTTGAATTGGTCACAAGAGCTATTCATGAGATGTGAAACCCTCAGAGAGTATGTTTTCTATTCAATGCAGGTGAAGAAGGAAACCATGAAGGAGTTTATTCATGGTCATATTGTTGAGTTTAAATACAAAATAATTGATCAATTGGAGTCTTTCAGTAAGTTTAAAGCTTTGCTTTTAACTGTTGGGGTTATTCTTGCTGGGTTAGGTATTTGGAAGTTGTTTTCCAAGAAATCCAAGAAGCACTCATTAGAGGCTTTTGGTTCAGGTGACAACTTAACTAAATATAAGGCAGTAGTGAAAACTGAGGCTAATACCTCAGGCGATCACAAGACTGGTGCCCAACCGACGGTCCGCACTGAGGCCAATTCTTCTGGTGATCATCTTACCAGAGGAACTCCAGTAGTGATAACTGAGGCTGCTGCGTCTGGCGACCATAGCACTCGTGCTTTGAGAGTCAATGTCGTGGAGGCTAACTCTTCTGGTGACTTCAACACACCTAAAGCTCGTTCTATCGTAACGGAGTGTTCTCTTAACACAGAACAGCTCCAAGTTGCGACTGAACACAACCTGCAAGCATGGAGGGATGCCACAGCTCAAGATTTGATTTCTACTAGAATTCTATCTAATCTGTACAAAATCTCTCGTGCTCGTGACGGACATGCTTTGTTGAACGGTATCTTCATTCGAGATACTGTCATGCTCGTACCCCGACATCTTCGTCTTGGTCTTACTGATCAGGATGATATCATTCTTGAGAATATTTTTGGTTCCCGTTTCCAATTGCCTATGTCTGATGTAGAAATTTCTTCTATTACAGACTCTCAAGGTAACGAAAAGGACGCCATTTTGTTCAAATTCCCCAGATACGTAAATGCACACTCCGATATTGTGAAGCATTTCCAAACCATGCCTGAATTGGCAAGGAGGAAAGCTGATGTAGCTCTCGCTACTATCAGGCTTTACAACTCACGAATGGCTACATGTATTCTGGGAAACACTCAAGCTAGTATGACTTCAGTTGTTTTGTCCACTGATTCTGGTGATTATCACATT